AAGGCCAAACCATTACCATCACCATGACAAGGTATAGATATATTTATCAGAGAAGTAACCCCATCCTTTACCAAAGACCGACAGTATAACCTATTATTCTCGACCATCAACGAAGCGGAATGTATCTGAGAAATACTTTTACCGTCAATAGTTTGTTTGCGTTGTGCTAACTGCAACAACCACACCAAAGAATTACAATCGACTATTACAGGGTACTCCATACAATCACTCCGTCATAAAGGGTAGCCCGTACCATTCGACTTTACCATCTTTTATTCTTAGTATATCGTGTGTAGTACCTACCTTTTCTATGTTACTACCTTTCATCTCTTCAATAGTAGCACGTACAACCCATTCGTTATCAGCAAGGCTTCTATCTCCTTCAACACCTGCTGCGGGGTCTGCTTTCTTCATGTATCTGCTTAGGAATACCTGTTGAGAAAACTTTCTCATAGTACCTTTCTCCCATTCCGGTCTAAAGCCAACGGTCATCAGAACCTTTTTACCTGTTCCGTCATCCATATACTGCGAGACCGCCTTCAAGTGGAAGGTGAAATATACCTTAGCCACATTAAGACTGTGAAGTCTTGATAGAATATTTCTGTATAGACGGTTACGCTCTCTCCATTCCTTCTGATTGAATGTACCATCTTCTGTCTCAATAATACCTCTATCCAATAGTGAGGCTCGCATAGCGTGTTCACACCATTTTAGGAATGTTGAACCACCGTCAAAGATAATACCACCAATACTGTCGGGTGCTTCTTTAACTATGTTAGCAAGAATGTTCACGTAGTATGACGTTTTATCCAACAACGCTTTGTAATCGACATTGTTATCATCATCAAAGATAGAGTCATCTGTTTCATCGTGCAACGGTAGAACGATAATATTATCTTGATTAGGATAGACGTAATCAACCGTTGATTTAGCCGAGTTATCCACATCAAAAATATATACCTTCTTACCTTCTTTGATTTCTGTATCTAGTAATGATAGAGCCAATCCTGTTTTAGCCGTGTTCTCATGGCCTATAAATGCGGCTCTATGTGTTACAGTTTTCATTGTGTTATTCTCAAATAAACTCCTGTAATACGCTTCATCAAACCTAGTCTTAGGCTCGACAGTCTTTGTTTTAGTTTCAGTCTTGTTCGGTGCTTTCTCTCCCCAACTCATATATATTCCTCATTTGATTACGGTTATAAACCTTCTTACTCCCTCGGTGCTATGATAGCAGCATCAGTCATTAAGACCAATGCGGCAACAGACACAGCACTCTCCAAACTGTTGATTACTACGTTAACAGGGTCATAGACCCCATCATGTTTAGCGTCTCTATACTGTCCTGTCTTACCACAAACATAACTACCCTTACCTACATGAAATACATCACCGAGCATAGGGTTTCCACTATTCTCTCTAATAGTAGTGATAGGTGTTAGCAAACCATTCACAAACAACTCAAAAACATCACCGTCAAACCCCGCCTCACTCAACGCTAGTGAAGCATGGTATAATGTTGCGCCACCCCCGATGACAACACCGGATTCAAGAGCATGACGACAAGCGTTAACTGCATCATCTACTCTCTCTTTTCTTTCTACCTGCTCGACTTCGGTAGCACCCCCAACATAAATTGTTGAGATGCCCGTAGTAAGTCTTGATAGACGATTATTCATTTGTTCTGCTAACCATTCGTGTTCAGCACCTTCTATATTTTCCCTTAAAGTATCTAGGTGTGTTAGATTTTCTACACTCTTTCTACTTATAATTGTACTTCTAGCACTAGCCTCTATACGGTCTGCATCACCCATACTATTCGGTGTTATATTATTAATACTTTCTTTTAAGGTAACAGAAATTAACTTAGCCCCTGTCAACGCTGCAATATCTTCTAGCCACGCTTGCTTCTGTTCGTGCATACCACTAGGTTTAACTATACAAGCACTTACTTTACCCTGTATAATATTTACTAAAAGGTTCTGCACCATCTGTGGGTTATAATCAGCACAAAAGAATATAATCGGTCTGCCGTCTTTGACGGCAATTTCCAATGAAGGAAGTAATGTATTAAAGTTTTCTATCTTTTCTGTGGTACATACCACGTAAGGATTTTCTAAGAGACATTTGTTTCTAGGGGAGTTAGCCATAAGATTATGAGCATAACCCGCATTCACCTCGACACCGGATGAATCTTTAATGTATGTTTCGGTTGTTGGTGAAGTTTCTATTGTTATAGCACCTGTTGACCCTACTTCCTTAACTACATCAGCAATCATAACACCTAACTCTTCATCGTTATTAGCGGCAATAGTAGCCACATCTTTCAAATCGAAATCCGTTATAACATCATCTCTAAGATACTCAATGGTCTGCTCTAAATATTGTTTAAACTCATCACGTATTTTCAAGGGAGAAATACCCTTTTCCATCAGAGACAATGAGCCATTACACAATGTCTGTGCTATCAATGTTGCGCTAGTAGTACCATCACCGGATTTTTCCTGTGCCTCTGATGCTACTTCCTTTAATAAATCTATCCCCATCTGAATATACGGGTCTGTATCGGTTACAGCACGTGCTATGGTAACGCCATCATTAAGAATGACGGGCGCACCCATAGGGTTTTGTATGATTACCGTTCTTGCATTAGCACCCAAAGTACCCTTGATAGAGTTTGCTACTTTGTTTACCCCTACAAGCAATTTTGAACGTGCCTCTGCCCCTGTTAATATTGTTTCCATTTTTATCACCTAAAATAAATCATCGTGCATATCTTGGTCGTACATTTCACCATTTACATAACTACCAAAGTCATCATTAAAAGAACAGACAGCACATATTTTACTGTAATGTATAACAAATATACCATCAGTTCTTTCGGGATGGAGAGAGGAGAGTATAGCCTCTTCTGTCAAGACTACACTATCCCCTACTGCTAATTCACTTGGTACTTGTCTACCAATCGAGTGAACAGTATACATGGTCTCTGTGATAAGACCACTACTACTCATACTCTCATGGCTTTCAAGAAGTATAAACTCCCCTACGGCCTTCCATGTGTTAATAATCAAGCATCCCACCCTTCGGTGGAATTGTCATCATCAAAGTCCGGTGTAACCATTTGTGCAACTTCATCGAAAGCCCACCAACCATTTACACTCATTCTATCTTCACCTTCACGACTTCTCCATGCTTGACCGTGTAGTAGTAATTTAGTACCAACACCGAAGGAAGGTATATCATCACAGTAAACATCTATCGTACCTGCCATTGAAGTAATATCAACATCACCACAAACTAAGATAGAGCCACCATTGTCTCTTGGGTCTATGTGTATAACTTCTGCAACAGTTGCACAGGTTCTATCCCACCAACCATCTTTACCGTTGAAGTTATCGTAGTAAGCACCCAAAGCACCTAAGTTTGGCAACATATTTTCATCACCAATAATAGCAGGTAGCATATCAACAGGAGAACCGCTAAACATACTAGCCAAATCTGCATTGATAGTAGGTAATGAAACATCTAAGTTCATATAACATCTATTATTCTTACCTGTTTTTAGGGGAATAGTAAGTGGTGTGAAGGTAGGGAATTGACGGTCAGCCGCCTGTCCATTACCGCTTACAGTAAACACCTGCGGTTCACCCGTTGCACCTTGTGGTCGGCCATAGAACAATGAAGTTCTTTCTCTCTCATCTTGAGGCCGAGCCGCACCGTACTTGAAGTTAGCATCACCGCTAGGGAAGGTTGCGTTATTTTTATCCCACACTACATAGAAATGTGTGTTAGCATCTAATTGCATAGTGTGTTTTGGTAGTGAAGAAACTTCACTTTCTGCACCAAAGCCGAACATTTCTGCCGCAAGTCTTGTGTATGAGCCATCATGGTTATTCTCAAACAGCACTACTGCACCACTATTCACTAGAGCCATGCGAACATCACTACTAGCATTAATCATTTGGTTCTTCATTTTATTGTAGAGTATTTTACCCCATTCTTTAGGGCGTGGTACAGAGATAAACATACCTTCGTATGTATCTGCACCTGCTCTCCGCATTCTCGCATTTTCAGTAGTAATGTTTCTTCCTGCTACTCTAAGAGCAAGGATAAAACAATCCTCATCAGAGCGACCTGCGTTTTTCCACGCAGCACCCTGTTCAGCGAGGACAGCATCAGCCCTCTCTTGCACCATTTGTGGTGCGACATTCAGCGTTTTAGCAATATTATTCAGCATATCATCAGACATTTTTTTTCACCTTTGTTATTCTTCCGTTGATTGATTACGGTTATAAACTTTCTCCTACCATCATTCGGACAAAGTTGGCCTTGACAATAAACTCATCAACACCATCTATTATATCACGTTCTGCGGTAATAGCCGCATCAATCACACGAAGTTTATTTTTGGTTGAAGCCTCACCGTCAACCGCATCTGTAAAGACAGCACGAACAACCGAGCGTGTATCTTCATCCTTTAGCATAGTATAACTACTACTAAAATCATTATCCTTAAAACATAGTTTTAAGAAAGAAATACTATCGAAGTCTAGGTCTCCTAAACTTCTAACGAATTGTGATGCACCAATAGGTTCATCGAATGAAGCATACGCTTGTAATGCGTTGATAGCATTTCTCATGTCTCCTAAATTGGCTTTGCATATTTGACGCAGTTGCGTCTCTGTAATACCTACATTTTCTGCACCACAAATATATTCTAACCTACCCATCATAGCATCTTCTTTCAAAGGGTCTATCGACATCTTAAGACATCGTGATTGAATCCATTGGCTAACCTTGCTTATGTCATTACAAGTAAGAATAAAGTAGCCCTGTGCATTCTCTATCACACCTTTCAAAGCCCCCTGTGCTTCGGGTGTCAATTGGTCTGCCTCATCTAATAATATAATTTGTTTGTAATTACCGGAACGTGTCAAAGGAATTAACTCTTCTTCGACAAACCCTATACCTCTAGTTTTCTTAGAG